AATCGCAAATAACAGCCATGCTCACTCCTGTAGCTGAGCGCCGAAACGCCCTCGAATAGTGTTCGTAAAGTCGCGCCATTCGTAATCGTCGACTTTCTTCGTCACGATGATTTGTGGCAGCGGTGGGTGCTTCGACATCTCGTAATGTTCACGCCGCTCAATCTCTTTGATGTAGAGCGATTCCTTTCGCTCAGGCGTTAACAGGCGAGGATGGTCAGCACCGACAGTCTGCGCCTGCAAGGCCGCCATCACGCCATCCAGCACTTCCTGCTTGCGACGCTTTATCTCTTCGTCAGCGGTATCCAGGCGTGACAAATGCGCCGGTTTTACCGGTGAATGGTTCATGATGGAGGCCTTATTGGTGGGTTAAATCAGAAGGGAATGTCGTCGTCAAAGTCCATTGGCGGTTCGTTATTCGCCGGTTGAGTAGATGGCCCAGGTTGGCGCTGCTGCGACGATTGCTGCTGTGGTCGGTTTCCCGCTCCACCTTCCTGCTTGCCGCCCAACATCTGCATTACACCGCCGACGTTTACGATCACTTCAGTTGTGTATTTGTCCTGGCCTGATTGATCCTGCCATTTGCGGGTGCGAAGTTTCCCTTCAATGTAAATCTGCGATCCCTTGCGCAGGTACTCCCCAGCAACTTCCGCCAGCTTTCCAAACAGAATTACGCGATGCCATTCGGTAATTTCTTTCTGCTCACCCGTTGTTTTATCGCGCCAGCTCTCCGATGTCGCCAGGGTAATATTGGCTACCGCACCACCGTTTGGCATGTACCGAATTTCGGGGTCTTGCCCAAGATTCCCCACTAAAATTACTTTGTTGACGCCTCTGCTGCTCATTTATGCCGCCTTGTTTAGCTCTTTGCCACGTAACTGGAATACTTCAACGCACTTCTGCTGATGCTCAGCCGATGATGCCAACGCGTTCCACGCTGGCTTGTAGATACCCTTCAAATCCTCAAGGCTATGGCACTCAGCAGCTTGCGCGGTGAAGTCAGCCAAAATTTCATCGGGATGACGCGGGGAAGGGTGATGAATCTCTGCATCAGCATCGATTGCTGTCTGTTCGGTTGGGATGCAGAAGGTCTGAAATGCAGCGTATTTGTAGGCGATCGACATTGCTTTATTGGTAGCCTTGTCGCCACTATCCATAGCCTCACCATAGGTCACGACCGTGTGCTTACTGCCGTCCTCGGTGGCGACAAAATCAAACTCTGCCTTGACGACCACATAGAACAGCACGCCGCCTTTTGCAGTCACCCGCTCAGTTACTGTTCGCTCCGTAATGCGAGGAAGAATGACAAGCCCATGCTTTGCCAGCATAGGTGCCAGAGCGTTATAAACCTGGTCAATGCCACGGAAATTGAAACCTTGTTGTCGGTTCTCGCGGTCCTTGCTTATGCCTTGCTCGGCCATTTCCTTGGCTACAGCGCTAATCGCCTTATAGACGCTCATTCATGCCTCCCATCATTTCAAACTGGCGTTCCGTGCGGTGATCGGCAATCGCATCCTTTGCGGCTTGCTCGTATGTCATAGGGTCAGACAGGTCGCCCAGCGCACACTGCATGAATTCAATAAACGCTGCGTCGTCGTCGCTCATGCCGCTGCCTTAGTATGAAGGGTGACAATGTGACGGCGCGTTGTGGCTGCCATCATCTGTAAGTGCGCTGCTGATTCACGGTCGCCAGTGCTGCGGCTCTCTTTAGCCAGCAAAAGGTAATGGCGGTGCCATGAGATAAGCGCGATGCGTGACTGAGGGAATTTCATTTGATAGCTCTCCGCAAAAGATTCATTGCTACCGCCCACTTGGCAGGGCTGCTATACAGAACGGCTTCGCGCGAAAGCTCCTGAGCCTTTCTGAAATGACGTGTTCTCATGGTTCGCCTCGCTGATTCAGAGTGTCCAAAAGTGAGCGCAGGCCAGAACGGAGGCGGCGCACTAAACGGTCAAGTTGTGATTCATTAAACTGAGCAGCGCCCACGATGGCGCCGCCCGCGATGGCATAGTTCATCGTGGGTTTCCTTGGTGTTGGTTAAATGGTGATTAGTAGGTGATGCTGGTATGCGGGATGTTGCCGTCTTTGATTTGCATCAGAACGTCGATAGCCTGCACGCGAGTCAGTCCGGCGTGGCCCATCAGGGCGTTAACGACCGCAGTTCCGATCGTCTTTCTGTGCGCTTCATTGGCGGCACGCGCTGCTGCTTCGTCGGCGATGCGTTTCTCTTCAGCCATACGGGCATCTTCCGCTGCTTTGGCTTTACGCTGCTCTTCGGCGATTGCCGCTTGTTTCTCACGCTCAGCCTGCTCACGCGCTTCCTGCGCCAGTCTTGCGGTGCGCTCCTGCGCTTCTTTGGCTTCACGCTCTGCACGCTCCTGTGCGGCTTTTGCGTCGGCCTCGGCCTTTTCCTTCGCCGCCTTCAAATCAGCCTCGCGCCGTGTTGCTGCTTCGCGTTCCTGCTGGGCTTTCTGCTCAGCCTCAATGCGTGCCTGCTCGACAGCCTGACGCTTAATCTCTTCTTCGTGAGCAATGAGCTGGCGCTCTGCTTCGGCTTTGGCTTCAGCTGCGTCACGGTCGATCTTTTCATTCAGAAGTAGGGCGATTTCGTGGTCGGCTTCGATTTGTGCCGCTAGCTTTTCAGCAGCGATACGCGCTTCTTCTTCAGCCTTGACGCGCTCCTGTTGCGCCTCCCACTGCGTTAGCGGAAGACGGACTTCATCTTTCAGCGCGTCGAGGCGCTCTCGCACAATGCGGCGCTGTTCATCGATTTGTCGTGGCAGCTCTTTCAGTTCCGCTACAGCATCCTTGCCGACACCGTCGATATAGGTTTTTGAACGGGCGACCTTGTTTGCCATTGAAGCGATAGCTTTGCGGCTAACGCCAGTGCTTAGGTCTGGTACAAAGCTGCGCACCTCTGTTTCGATGCGCTCTAAAATCTTCTCAATGCGAGATTTATCGGTGAAAACTGACACTGCATCGGCTTTATCGATTACAACTAATTCCGTTGTTTCACTCATGTTCCTCTCCTGCGGGCATAAAAAAGCCCTCATTGCGAGGGCGAAGGTGTCTAACGTTCTATTTGTTGCTCAAGGGCTCGACTCTTAAGCGTTGGTGCGGAATGCACCGTTGAGCTGACTAAGCAATCAGCTCTGCGGTGTCACTCTTTGATTTGGAACTTAATTGCGCTGACTTTCTTAATCTGCTTATCCAGTGACTTTAACTTTGCGATGCGCATTTCTTCTGCACGAGCCAGTGCATCCTCTTCTGTCAATTGAAAATCTTTGCCATGCGCATGCTCTACGAAATAACCCTCTGCGCGCTTGTAGCTCACTGCGGTGTCATCAGCGAACAAACTTCCTTCAACGGCAAATACTCCATAGGTCAGCGCATATTTGGTGATGTAGACCTTTGTCATCATCTCTCCTGTCAGTGGTTACCGGCCGCCTCGTTGCGACCGCTCTAAATTCATCTAAAATAATCCCTCTGCATCACTTTCCAGATGAGGTGCGTTATGAAGAAAAGTGAACTCCCAACCAAAATCTGCACCGTGTGTGGACGGCCTTTCACATGGCGTAAAAAGTGGGAGAAGTGCTGGGATGAAGTGCGTAAGTGCTCGGAGCGGTGCCGGCGCAAGTAGAAAGGCATCCCACTCGATGATGCTTCTTCTCCCACGCTGTTTAGTAAACAGGTGGCTTAAAAAAAAGGCCGCCTAGGCAACCAGCTGTGATTCACGACATTGCTTATTAAGCAGGTTAAACACATCCCTGAAAGTGGGGTATTCCTCTTTCGAGACTTTGTTCAGATAGCGATACCCGATAATTCCTGTTTCTTCATCGAGAACGATTCGGGCGCCGCTAACGCCTACGACGAAGAAGAACCGCGGATGCTTGCGCCATTGAGTAATCAGGCCACCATCAATCGCCTGCTGAAGATATGCAGGTAACTCAACCAGACTTACGATCGCAATCTTTGTTTCTTCTCGTTCAATTGCGTCCTTAGTGCGCTGAATGCTGTCCTGTAACGCTCGCAAAGCGTCACTTTGCTTATCCCACTTGTTCAGCGTTGCTTGTCCATTGCGCTTGTCATTCAGTGGCTGTCCGTTAGCCGAAGCAACTGTGTCAAAGTGGTTCTGAAGGCGATCGTCAAATCGCTGCTGTTTCTTTGCCAGTGAAGCTTTCAAAATGTCCAGGCGCTTACTCATGCTCAACCTCTCGCCGTCACGTTGTCTTTAGATTTCCGATAGCCAATAAAAAAGGCCGCCGTTAGGCAGCCTGTGATTCCCAGTGACGCGCTTGTTGCCTGTTAAGCCAGGCTAATTTCACCCACAAGTCGTGAACGCCATCACCACGCACTGATGCTTTGCATTTACCGCGGTAAGCGGCGTAATCAGTCCGGCATTCAGCCGCGAATTTTTTGCAAGTTTCCATGCTTCCCTCACTTAACAATGTGAACCGCGTCTTTGCGGACAGTGCGGTATCCCGCGTTATAAATTGCGATTTCCGGCAAACATACCCCTCCACCTTCCGGCTTATCACGCAGAATAGGGGAGGAGGTGGCGCGGGCTACCTTCGCCGTGCAGCCTAATGAGAGCTTCGTGAAGGCCCGATCGATTCTTTTGGTGTAACCGTCACGCTCAATCTGTTCAGTGGCTTTACGAGCGTTGTACGCAGCCATACGACGTTGATTTCTGTTCATGGGTATTCCTCAATGAGTGCTTGGGTGATGACATGTCACGCCGCTGATCTTCGTGATTGCGCTTTTTCACGCTGCAATTCTTGCCACCCCGAAGCACTCTCCTCGGCCTGTGTATTCACAGGGCTAAATTTTTAAAGAGCTGAAATCCGTTTCGTTGTTCGCCAGCGTCCTGCTGTGGGATAAACAATAGCTAAAGCGATAATCGCAGTCAATCGCCTAAACGATAAATAACATAGATAAAGCGATAATTTGTTGAATGATAAAGTGATTTATTTTTGTAAGGGCGAAAAAAAAGACCGCGTTTGCGGTCTCTAATTTGAGGAGGGGATTTTTGAAGGGTTAGTAGTCCACTTCCGACCACCAGAATACGCGGCCCAAAATTTCCACTTCATTCAGGCTCTTATCTTCATCTGGATGCTCTGCTTTGTTATAGCTGCGGATGCTTACGGTCTCCGGGCCAACACGGAACAACATTTTAATGCGCTTCCATCCATCCTGGTTAATTGCATACATCTTTCCGTCGATGATCTTCTTGTCATCAGTATTTATGGCAACGGTAGCGCCATCAGAGATTCTCGGTTCCATGCTGTCACCCCTTGCCGGAAAGCAAAGAATCCCTGATCCATCAGTTTTTGCCCCAATGCGGCGCAGTGTCGCTTTAGAAAACCTAAGCATGTAACCGTTGTAATCCTCTTCGCTATAGCTGCCATCCCCACAAGCGAACTCAATGTCCTTGAGGAAGGGCACTTCAACTTCATCATCATCTAGCGGAGTACTACGGTCCCATGCTTTAACGCCAACCCATTCATTTTCAGGAGGAATGGTTGAATCTGGGTGATGCGCTCCGCTTTCTGAATGATGCATTGGCTCTTCACCAGTTGCAAGCCACTCAGCGCGGACGCCCAGAACTTTGGCTATATCAACGGTTTTGCGAGAACCATTAGAGCCATTAAGAAGTTTGTTGATTGTGGACTGCGCCATGTCAACGGATTTAGCAAGCCTCCCTTGCGTCATACCCGCCTGTTTCATGGCTAAGTCGAGCCGTTCGGAAAAAGTCATATACACCTCAGATTTAGACATCCAATTCTATCGCTGGGGCGATTTATAATCAAAATCGCAAAGGCGATTGATTTTCGCTAAAGCGATAGTTAAACTCACCCTTAATCAATCGAAGAGGTGATTATGAAAAACGCAGCTGTCGAAAAAGCGATTGAGATTGCCGGTAGCCAGATGGCGCTAGCGCGTCGTTGTGGCAAGGCGCAGTCAACAATCTGTGACTGGCTGAACGGTAAGAAAAGGATTTCCCCTGAGCACGTCCACTCTCTGGTCGCTGCTACAGATGGAAAGATCCCTGCTTACGAGTTCCGTCCTGATTTACCAGCTCTGTTCCCGCACCCGGGTCAAGCAGCTTAAGTAGCACCGCTCTTTATCAATCTGACCGCCCTCGGAACACCAGGGCAAAAACCAAGTGACTTGCTCACCGCAATGTCACGCAACCAATTCAACACGGAGAAGTATCTGTTATGGAAGCTGCAAAGTACCGCAAAAAAGCGTCTCGCATTGAGTCGCAACTGTTAGGGAAGTTGGCCGTGATGGGCCAGACAAAGTTCGCAAAGCTGATGGGCATACCTGATTGCAAGGTGACCCGAATGAAAGAAGGTTTCTTCAGTCAGGCCGCTATGGCGATGGCAATTCTGGAATATGGGGTAGACGACACGGAAATAGTCGAACTGGCGCGGAGATTTGCTGACGTGCTTACAAAGAAAAAGCCACCTGCTGTAACAGATGGCTCTCAAATCACAATCGAATTCTGACAATCGACGGAGTTAATAATGCCAGGACTAACTGGATATGTAAACAGTAAAGGGGGCAGTTATGGCAACTGCTGAACTTTTAGACTTCAACGCAGCTCGCAAGCTCAGGAGCGCAAGGATGGAAAACCAAAAGCAGGGGCACTTTGCACTGTTCAGGAGTCTTCTGTCCAAGGATTGGGCCAAAGATACTGCCAAGCTGGCAATGTGGATTCGGCTTATCGGTGAGGCTTCCTACAGACCACGCACAGTAGAGTTTTCCGGCAAAGAGTGGAATCTACAACCCGGCGAACTGGTGACCACAGCGGCGATTATGGGGCGCAAATTGCGTGATCAGGACGGTCATGAGAAGAGTCCGCAGGCGGTGACCCGGATGATTAATTTCTTCGCCAGAGAAGGGATGATCACCACCAAAGGAACGCGCTTCGGAACGGTGATCACCATCACGAATTATGCCGAATATCAGGCCATTTCACCCGATGAACCTCGCGAAAGACCATCCGATAACAACAAACCCAGTTCTGGCGCGGCTTTGAGTGCCATACCCGATGAACCATCCGAAGAACCAACCGGTGAACAGAACAAGAAGTTACTAGAACAAGAATTAAATAATAACTACCCCCATACCCCCAAAGGGGGCCGGGATGGCGATCAGGTTTCACCTGAAAAGCGAAAGGCAGAGCGCATCGATTACGACTCATACCTGGTAGCTTACAACGAGGAAGTTGGTGATCGGCTGCCACATGCCGTCGCTGCAAACGAAGCCCGCAAACGTCGCATCAAGAAATTAATCCCCCAACTGAAAACGCCTAACGTAGCCGGATTCCGGTCATACGTCCGGGCGTTTGTCTGTCAGGCCAAGCCGTTTTACTTCGGCGCCAATGACACTGGCTGGTCAGCAGATCTCGATTACCTGCTCAGGGATGCAACGCTGACAGGCGTCAGGGAAGGCAAGTTTGCAGACCACAAGGAGCCAGCATGATTAACACAGATATCGAAGCCAGTGTAATCGGAGGCTTGCTGATTGGCGGATATACGCCTGATGCGAGTGACGTGATCGCCACGCTGGACGACAGCGCATTCAGCGTTGAGCTGTACCGTCGCGCATTTGGTGAGATTAAGCGCCAGGCGAAACAGCGAGGACTGATTGACGGCATGATGGTTGCGGAAGCCATGGGTAATGACTACGTCGCTCACATCATGGAAACCACCCGCAAATGCCCATCAGCAGCAAACCTGAAAGGCTATGCACGCGTTGTGGCTGACTATCACAAGGTGCGCCGGTTTACCGAGCTGATGGACGCTGGAAAGCGCGAGATATCTTCGGCCGGTAATCATGAGTTAGCGCTCAACGCCATCAACCAGTTCATGGCGTCGCTGACCGACATTGACCGCCCCGGAGATGAAATCAGGCCGATGCACATCCGTGACGTTCTCGACGGGTATCAGGAGCTGCTGGAGAAGCGCGTTCGACAGGGTGAAGAATCCGACACGCTGAAGACCGGCATTCCAGAGCTTGACCAGATTACTGGCGGCATCAACCCGGTTGACCTGGTGATCGTCGCGGCACGTCCGGGCATGGGTAAAACGGAATTTGCACTCAGAGTGGCAGAAGGTGTTGGCCGGCAGCAGCTACCCGGCAGCAAAGATAATCGCGGCGTGCTGATTTTCAGTATGGAGATGGACGCTAACCAGATTATCGAACGTCAGTTGGCAGGCGCTGGAAACCTTCCCGTATCGTCGCTGCGTAACCCGGCGAAGATGGACGACGAAGGCTGGGCGAAAGTTACGCTGGGCATGAAGCGACTTCTGGATCTGGATGTGTGGATTGTCGATGCCAGCAAGATGAACGTTGAGCAAATCCGGGCCATTGCAGAACGCCACAAGCGCAACCATCCGGCGCTGTCTCTCATCCTTGTCGACTACCTTGGGCTGATTGATAAGCCAAAGGCAGATCGCAACGATCTCGCTATCGCGCACATATCCGGAAGCCTGAAGCGCATGGCGAAAGACCTGAAGACGCCTGTCATGTCACTGAGTCAGTTATCGCGTGACGTTGAGAAGCGCCCGAAAGGTCAGCGCCGCCCGACAAACGCAGACCTACGTGACTCAGGAAGCATTGAGCAGGACGCCGACAGCATCATCATGCTCTACCGCGAAGCCGTTTACGACGAAGAATCACCGGCTGCAAAACTGGCAGAAATCATCGTCACCAAGAACCGCTTCGGTCAACTCGGCACGGTCTATCAAGCTTTCAACAACGGTCATTTCCAGCCAACCGATCAGGAAGAGGCCGCCAGATTGTGCCGCGCCAAGCCTGAGCAACCTCAACAGCAATCACGCCGCTACAACAAAGGGGCTGACGTATGAATTTAACCTATGAAGACTCACACGTAATCGCATCGTATTACGTTGCCGATCACCCCAATCACCGTGGCCCGGTAATCATCGATCTCGAAAATCTTGAAGAGCTGCACATGCGTAGCGCAGCATCGCACGTTCACCTCGCACTGCTGTTTGCATCCGGCAAGCTTTTCTCTGGCAAGAGGGCTGCACAATGACGGTAGTTATTCACGGATTAGGCAGAGCACAGATGGTTTCGCATGTGTTCAACAAGAAATCACCAGTTGCCAGCGCTATAACCACAATCCTAGTCAAAGGTGAGATGGCGGCCGAGCGCGATTCCCGTTCCGACAAAGGCGGCAAGAGCAAAACTAAGGGTTGAGGTGGATTTTGAAAAAATCTGAACGAGAAGAACAAATTGTCGAACTTATGACGCTTACGCAGCGCCTCAACGAATGGACCTTGCGGATGCAGCTAAAGCGCATTCAGGAAGCCAGTAAGCCTAAAAAGGTGAACACCCATGACTAACGCTATGGAGTTAGTGCAAAAACTCAAGTCAGCAGCGCAGGAAGAAATCATGTGCCGCGAAGCCTCTGACGCATCAGACGCATGGCAGGACTTAGCCAGCCCGGAGAATATTCTGGCGCTGATTGAGATTGCCCTGCCAGCACTGGCGCGGCAGACGAAGATTGAGTGCCCGTTCCCTTGTGGTTGGAAAGAGCTTTTACGGATATCCATGAGTGATGGAGCATTTCTTGCTAGAGACCTTATTGAGGGGGTAGACGTTAAGCATCTTCATCGCCATGCCGCCCTGAGGAACACCGACCGACTAGTGAAAGTGATAACTGCAATCCTCAATGTGCAGGAAGTGAAATCACCACCACAGCCCACAACGGACACCTACCGGCAGATTGAAAATGATGGCTGGATTGAGTGGAAGGGTGGAGAGCGCCCGGTGGATGGAAATACGAGAGTTCAAATCCAATGGAATGATGGCTCCATAGTTACTGGTATAGCATCGTCATATGGATGGACTGGACTTTGCTTTGGAAGAATTGTCGCCTATCGGGTGATTGAAAATGATGGGAGGGAAGAATAGTGAGCGCATGGATTAAATGCACAGATCAAATGCCGCCTAGAGGTAAAACCGTTCTCATTTGGTATCGAAACGATTGGGAATTCGGCATGACGTTCGGCGGGAAGATAATTTCGATTTATGACGCAGGCGGATGGCAAGCAACAAAAGTGGACGCTAGGCAGGAAGATATTCGCTGGCAGCCATTACCAGAAAAGCCGGAGGGTTTATGAACCATCAAACCAGCGGCGATGATTGCCGTGAGAGTGGAGAGAGGGAAACCAAAGTGGAGCATGACTTGAAAATTCTAACAGAGCACTTCTCACCAGTTGATGCTGGCATCAAACGAGCGGAGCTTCGAAAAAACGACCGGAACTACCAGCAGGGTGACATTCTCAACCTTTGCGAGTGGGACGGACACAACTTCACGGGCAGATTCGCAATCAGGCTCATTTCACATGTCGCGGATGTATCTGCTTACCTACCTGGATATGTGCTGCTTAGCATGAAAGATCCAGAGCCGGCACATGATGACTTAATGTGGTTAATCAGATGAGCAACGTAATCCCACTCCGTCCTGACCCACTCCGCCAAGCCTACGAAGCAAACGACAAACTAAACGACACGAAACTGACGCCAGAGCAACAGCAACTGGTCGACAGCATTGCGTCATATCTGGAGAAAGCTATCGAGGAAAGTCATGCAAATCGAGCTGATAAAATCGGCCGGGGGGATATTCACCCCAGCGCTTGATAGTGACATACGGCGCCTTACCCGCTTCAAAAATGGCGAGCAGTACACCGCCGAAATCAAATTAACCCGCAACCCCGCATTTCACCGCAAGGCCTTCGCATTCTTCAATTTCTGCTTTCAGCACTGGGCTGCTGACCGGGCAGGGCTTGAGCATGCCGATGAAACCACGCAGTTCAACCGGTTCCGCAAAGACCTGACCATTCTGGCAGGCCATTACGACATGGTGACGAACATCCGCGGCGAGGTGAGGGCAGAAGCAAAGAGCCTGGCTTACAGCAACATGGAGCAGGAAGAGTTTGAGCGCTGTTATTCATCCCTGATTAACGCCGCCATCAAACACGTCTTCGCCGGCACCAAAGACCAGAACATCATCAACCAGCTTTATTCCTACTTCTAGGAGCACAGCATGAACGGAAAACCATTCACAGATGCAGAGATTAGAACCATAAAACGCATGGCGCCTAATCACACCGCATCAGAAATTGCCAAGAAGCTAAACCGACCTGCGTCGAGTGTTCACAACGCTATCACCCGCCGAAATTTAGACATCAGCAAGAACGAGTATCACCAGGTTAAAACCAGCGAAATAAAGCTAATTGCCGAACTATCTCTGCAAGAGATGTCGGCATCAGAGATGGCTGTAATCGCCAATATCCCCGCGCGGCGTTGCAATTACATCAGGGCGAAATACCTATGAGCAGACAGCGTAAATCACCCACTCAAATCTGCATCGACCACCTGATATTCCAGCCTACCCGCCGCACAAGAACAAAACGCAAACCCATACCGCCATCCAGCGAGGTGAAGACTTTTGACTACACCTACGGATTGCTGCGCGCCAAGTGGAACCGCATGAGGCTGACAAGATGACAGCGTATTACAACGAAATCGACCCCTACGCCGCCCAATGGCTGCGCAACTTAATTGAAGCAGGACACATCGCCGCCGGCGTTGTTGATGAAAGGAGTATTGAGGATGTTACACCCGGAGATTTACGAGGATTCACTCAGTGTCACTTCTTCGCCGGAATTGGCGTCTGGAGTTACGCGCTCCGCCAGTCAGGATGGAGTGACGATCGGCCAGTGTGGACAGGAAGCTGCCCATGCCAACCTTTCAGCGACGCGGGCAAGGGCGCTGGGTTTGATGACGAGCGGCACCTTTGGCCCCACTTCCACTACCTCATCGAAAAGTTGCGACCTGAGACAGTCTTTGGAGAGCAGGTTGCGAGCAAAGACGGCCTTGCTTGGTTCGACCTTGTACAAACTGACCTGGAAGGAACGGGATACGCCGCAGCAGCTCTTGATATCTGCGCTGCGGGCTTCGGTGCGCCGCACATCAGGCAGCGACTCTTCTGGGTGGCCAACTCCGACAGCGAACAACGGAACCGGAGCAGGAGTGAGCGGCCGTCAGGGTGGAATGAACCTTCAATCGGAAGCACAGCTAGCGGGTTGGCCAACTCCTCAGGTAAGCATGATAACCAATTGCACCAAGGTTCAAATGAGTGGAGACGGAAGGACCACGCCGAACAAACTAGGCTGGGCTGCTGCGTTGGCGGGATGGCCAACGCCGATGGCGGGGACTCCACCACAAAACGGCAACAATGCAGCGGGCAACACGGACAGCAGCAGGAAAACATCAGCGCTTTGCGGAGCACAGATACAGGGCTCGGGAATCGACATAACAACACCTATGCCGGAACCGCAGCGACTAACGGCTTTTGGAGAGATTCTGACTGGCTCCTATGCAGGGATGGAAAGTGGCGGCCAGTTGAGCCCGGCTCATTCCCGCTGGCTCATGGCGCTACCCAAAGAGTGGGACGACTGCGCGCCTACGGTAACGCGATCAACGCGGAAGTCGCGAAAGGATTCATAGAGTCATTCATGGAGGTTCAACATGCGTGAACGCTGCCACCGTTGCCACACCATCCTCACCAGTGAAGATAAGCATCACTACTCCATCAGCTGCGAAACCTGCGACTGCGACATGCAATGGGAAGAGTATGAACAACACCTCACCATCAAATCCGCCTACTGGCGCTGGCGAGCTATCTGCTTTGGTGTGCGTGTTCTGCGCCATTACCCTGGCCGATTGCGAGGCCTATTGCTGCAGCGCTTGCGAGGTGGAGCTAATGAGCGACCCGAATTTCAGGATGTGCGGAGGAAGCGATGAGGAAAGTCAGAAGACGATGTAAAAACCCCGACTGCCGCGAATGGTTCCATCCAGCCTTTCAGAATCAAACGTGGTGCAGCCCGGAATGCGGAACGGTAATCGCACTAGCCAAAAGAGAAAAAGACCGGCAGAAGTCGATACAGGAAGCAGAACGACGACGAAAGGATGAAGCCCAGCAAGAAAGACGCAGTATCAAAGTCCGCAAGTTAGCACTACAACCCCTCAGCCACTTCCACAAACAAGCACAAGCCGCCTTCAACGAATACATCCGCACCCGTGACGCAGAAGCGCCATGCATCAGCTGTGGGCGTTTTCATGAGGGAAAATATGACGCAGGCCACTACCGCACACGTGGCGCATCACCGGCCACACGTTACGACGAAACCAACTGCCATAAGCAATGCGTTCCTTGTAACCAGCACCTCTCCGGCAACATCGAAAACTACACGCCAAACCTGATTAAGAAAATCGGTCAGGCTGCGTTTGATCGCCTGATGGGCCCACATGAGCTGAAAAAGTGGACGCGGGAAGAGCTGCAGGAGCTGGCGGCGCAATACCGGCAAAAAACAAGAGAGCTGAATAAGCGAAGAGAGGCAGCATGAGCAAGATTACCTATCCAATTTCAACAGCGGCTGTTTTTGACGACATCATTTTCCCCATGCATATCGAAAGCCCACGCGATATTGAGCAGGAGTTGAAGCTGGCGATTGGCTGGTTTAGTCGCTGGTGCAATGAGGAAAAAATGGTCGTGAAAGCAAATCTGTTAGTGAGTTTTTGGGGGCTGTACCTGAACTATGAGCAGTCTATGGAGCAGGCCGCATGACCGACTACCTCAGACAGAAGTGGCAGCTACTGCGTATGTATCGCACCCGCAACACCTTCCCGGTTGATTACCGAATCATTAAGCACACAGCTAAAATCATGGGGATTAAGCATGCGCATTGAACGTGACTTTCAGCAAATCGTCAGGCTTGCCGGTGTTCGTAGCGCTGCTGATATGCGCCGGCTGTTCGGAAACGGATGGAAGACTATCAACCGATCGCAACAGGCATGGATTCGGCACCTGCTAACCGTGTGGGGCCAGCACCTCGGGGGTGAGGATTACGACCGATGCGAGGTGAACGTTATTGGCCGCCTGATGATGCGCTGTGAATGGAGTGAACAGAAGGGCAGGCAGATAGAGAAAATCGTGTCAGAACTGCATTGCGAAGGCCTGCGCGGGGAAGAACTATTCCGCAAGGCAAGGGACTTACTGATACCTCAGTCATCAACGGCAAACATCATCGCTCTCGCCAAAGAATCAGATGATGCTGCCTTCGTTGAATCAGTCATGGTGAAGACGTTCGGTAAAGACAACCCGGTTCGCAACGTAGCCAGATTACGATACTGCAAGCGCAAGAGCGTGCAAAATATCGGTTCATCGCTAATTTACTTCACCGGCATCAGCCAGAAGGAGGCGCGAAACAGAATGGAATGGGCGCTGGATATCCTCGAAGGAGAAATGTTTTACGCAATTAAGCGTGAAATGGAGAAGGAGATTCCTAAAATGGCGGCATGATGAGCATAAATAGCACGAATAGCTAAAGACAAAGGGCAAGCAACCTGGCAAGTTAGTGGCATGATCGGGAAGTGAAGCGAACAGATCGCAGCTTAATCGGTCAGTTGCAAAAATCGTGAGATAGTTAAAGAGCCTCGTAGCCTCACCAGCTAGCGGGGCTTTTTTGCGATATTGACACCCGAAAAAAGTTTTTGTAAAAAGTGAATCGCCTGATGTGTATTGTTCTTTAGTCCAATCATTCATCTCGCATATCAGGCCGAAAGCCCCGTCTTAACCGATGGGGCTTTTTGTT